CAATTCAAATGCAAGTATTCAGCAATTTGTAGCTGGATATTGTAATGTTACAGCTGCAATAGATGGAGTACAATTTGCGATGTCTAGTGGAAACATAGATTCAGGAACAATCGATTTGTATGGGGTAAATTAGGCTTTTACAACTATATGAAATAGTATATAAACAAACAACAAGGAGAACAAATATGCCTAGATTCAAGATGGTTAACGGTGAGCGTATTCAGTTTACAGCTGCAGAAGAGAGCGCACGTGACGCTGAGGAAAAAGCGTGGGCGGATGGTGCTGTAGCAAGAGCACAAGCTGCTTTAAGAGCTAAAAGAAATCAACTTTTAGCAGAGACAGACTTTTATGCTTTATCTGATGTTACATTATCTGATGATATGAAAACATACAGACAAAATTTAAGAGACTTCCCTGACGGTAAAGACACTGTTGATAAATGTAATAACGCTACTTGGCCGACTAAACCATAAGGCATAGGAAATCACTATGCTGCAAAAAGTTAAATTTGCGCCTGGATTTAATAAACAGGTCACTGCTACCGGTGGTGAAAGCCAATGGGTTAATGGTGATAATGTTAGATTTAGATATGGCACACCAGAAAAAATAGGTGGTTGGTCACAACTAGGTTCAGTTGCTATAACAGGTCGAGCGACAGCTATTCATCACTTTGTTAATACATCAGGTATCAAGTACGCTATTTTAGGAACAAACAGAATTTTGTACGCATACTCTGGAGGTATATTTTATGATATACACCCTATTAAATCTACAACATCTTTATCAAATGCTTTCTCTACAACTAACGGATCAAAGACTGTAACACTCACCTTTGCATCTGCACACAACATAAATAAGTTTGATATTATTTTATTAGACACTTTTACAGCTATCACTGGTTCTGATTTTGGTTCTGGAGACTTTACAGATAAAAAATTTATGGTGACATCCATACCAACAGATACAACACTAACAATAGAAATGGAATCAAACGAGTCAGGATCAGGTGCTTCAACATCTGGTGGTATTCGAGTTCAACATTACTATCCAGTGGGACCAGCAGTAGAGGTTGCATCAACAGGTTGGAGTTTGGGATCTTGGGGTGGACAACAAGCAGGACAATTTACATCTACATTATCATCGGACATCAATTCATCGGTAACAAGTTTAACAATGGCAAGTTCTTCTTCTTTTCCATCTTCAGGTACAGTATTAATTGGAACAGAATTAATTACATACACAGGTAATAGTAGCGGAACATTATCTGGTTTAACACGAGGAGCTTCTGGAACAACAGCTGCTTCACATTCATCGGGTGCAACAGTAACAGATGCATCAAACTTTTTTGCTTGGAATGCTGCACCATCTGGAGATATTGTAACAGCACCAGGTTTATGGTCACTAGATAATTTAGGTAACAAACTTATTGCAACTATAAATGGTGGTGAGAGTTTTGAGTGGGACTCTAATCCTATTGGAGCTAATAATACTAGAGCAACGATTATAACAGGTGCACCAACAGCATCTGCATTTAGTTTAGTGTCTACACCAGATAGACACTTAATATTTTTTGGAACAGAAACAACTATAGGGACTAAGTCTACACAAGACCCTATGTTCATTAGATTCTCTTCTCAAGAGGATATTAATACTTATTCACCTACAGCGACTAATACAGCGGGTACACAAAGATTAGCTGATGGTTCTAAACTTGTAGGAGCTATTAGAGGTCGTGATGCTATTTACATTTGGACAGACACAGCATTATTTATTATGCGTTTTGTCGGTCCACCATTTACATTTTCATTTCAACAAGTAGGAACAAACTGTGGACTGATTGGTCAGAACGCAGCCGTTGAGGTAGATGGTACAGCGTACTGGATGTCAGAAAATGGTTTCTTTAGATACACAGGTAAACTAGAATCACTGCCGTGTTTAGTTGAAGACCACGTTTTTGATGATATTAACACAACACCAAAGCAACATATTAATGCAGGGTTAAATAACTTGTTTGGTGAAGTAATGTGGTTCTATCCAAACTCAGGTTCAGGTGTTGTTAATAGAATGGTTGCATATAATTATCTAGATTCAAGTCCAGAAAGACCTGTATGGACTACAGGCACACTAGCGAGAACAGCGTGGGAGGACTCTGCAATATTTGGTAAACCACACGCAACAGAATATGATGAAAGTGCTGAGACAGCAGATACCGATGTTAATTATGTACACGGTAATACTGATGGCGCATCTACATATTACGAACACGAAACTGGATTAAATCAAGTTAAAGGTGGTCAAACATCAGCCATAGCTGCAAACATAGAATCTGGTAGTTTTGATATTGGTCCAAGGGGTATAAGTGGCCCAGGGAATGACGGTGAGTTTATGATGAAAATAAGAAGAGTCATACCAGACTTTTTAGCACAAACAGGTGATGCAAGAGTTACATTAAATTTAAGAGACTTTCCAAATGACACAGCAGCGAGTTCTACGTTAGGACCATTTACAATATCTAGTGGCACACAAAAAATTGATACACGTGCAAGAGCTAGAGAAATATCTTTAAAAATAGAAAACACAAGTACAAGTCAATTCTGGAAACTAGGAACTTTTAGAATAGACTATCAACCAGACGGGAGAAGATAATGCCATTAAATAAAAAAGGTAAAAAGATAATGAAGTCTATGAAAAAACAATATGGTAAAAAAAGAGGTGAACAAGTTTTTTATGCCTCTAAAAACAAAGGTATAATTAAAGGAGTTAAAAAACGTGGCTAGAATAGTACAAGCATTAACACAACCTACAGAACGATACGACCAACAAATACAACAATCATTTGTTAGAGATGTAGATAGTATTGTGCAAAAATTAAACACAACATATCAACAAGATTTAAAAGACGAAGCAGAGGCGGAGGCTTTTTTCTTTGGCTAATTCATTTGTAAATAAAAAAGTAGATTTGACAACTACATCAGCTACAACACTATACACAGTGCCAACAGCAACAACTGCTATTATTAAATCTATATTGGTGTCTGAAGACTCTGGTAATGCTGATACCATCACAGTGACGATTACAGATACAAGTGATAATGTGTTTAGCTTATTTAAGACTAAGTCTATATCTGCTAACGGAACAACAGAATTATTAACAAATCCTTTAGTATTAGAGGAAAGTGAGATACTAAAAGTGACTGCGGCTACGGCTAATAGACTACACGTGGTCCTTTCTGCGCTACAATCGAAGCCTAGAGAGGTAACAACATAGTCTTGATTTACTGGTAGAAAACTAGTAAGTTGGTAAACTCAGGTGAAAACCCTGCCTTTAACATTTAATTAATTAAAAAATATGATAACAAGAGCACAAATGCCAAGACAATTACGTAATAGAGGTGGGATGACTGTTAAGACAGTTAGACAAAAATACGGATTAGGTAGTCTTGTAAAGAAAACAATTAGAAAACTTATACCCAACGAACTTGCAGATGTAGCTGTTAAAGCAGCACCTTTTGTTGCACCTTTTAATCCAGGAGCTGCAGCGTTGATGAGAGGTGTAGGTAGGTTTGATCAAAGAGGCAGTGTTAGTGATGCACTTAAACAAGGAGCAGCAACTTTTGCTTTTGGTAAAGTTGCAGGTAAATTAGGTGGAGCTGAAACTGGTGAAGGTTTTTTAGGTGGTCAAAAATTTACTATGGAGGGTTTTAGAGAAGGACCAATTGGTAGTTTGTTTCCCAAAACAACAACAACGACAGGATTTGAAAGATCACCTGAGTTAGCAAGTGTTAAAGGGACAACACCCGTAACAAAAGAAGGAACTGGTATTGTAAGAGCAATAACAGATAAAACAATTGCAAAAATTCCAGGAGTAAAAAAATTATTACCAAAATCTGTAATGGATCAATTAGTTGTGGGTGGTATTACATCTGGAGCTTCAGCTTTATATAGTTATTTTAGTGGTGACTTTAGACCACAAGAAGAAGGTGAGACGATGGAAGAATACCTAGCAGCTAGAAAAGCAAGTGTTGGTAAACAAATGAGAACGTTTATGGATAACTATTATAGATTTGATCCAGAATATTCTGCTATGTCTGATGCAGAGAGAGATGCTTTTGTTGCAAGATACAATATGAATCAAGGTGGTATGGCAAGTAAAGCTGAAGGCATATTGTCCTTTGAAGAGTACTTTCAAGGAAAACAAAAATTTATGAGAGAACAAAGTTTAGAGGATATGATTAGAGAATACGAAGACTATTTAGAGAGAATGTCTATGAAAAGAGATATGGTTGCTAAAGGTGGTAGAGTTGGATTACAAGAGGGTGGATTACCTACAGTTGAAAGTTTAGGTGGTGTGCCTAATACTGAAGGTGGAAGCATTGTTTATGATTTAGGTAATGGTTCATATATTTATCAATCCCCTCTTGGTTTTGAAATAGTAAATCCTCAAGGTGTTTATACTTCATTAGGAACAAAAGATTTTTATAGCTCACTTGATGATCTTTTAGATTCAGGAACAGTTATGCGTAGAGCTGATGACCCTGTTCTTTTAGCTCGACAAGCTGAAAGTGCTAGGATAGCTGAACTAGTAAAACAACAAGATGCACCAACAATAGCGGCACCAACAACAGCTGCACCAACAACAGCTGCACCAACACCAACAGGGGTACAAACAATACCTAATGAAAAATTTGCTGTTAACGTTATGATGGATGAAAAAGGAAATGTAGCAAGAGATCAAGGTATACCAAAACTTATTAGAAAAACAGGCACAGCTTCAAATATAACTGGAAATGTTCCAATTAGAAGTATGTCAGATGTATATAGATTAGCTGGAATTACAGGTGAGGATAGTATTAGTATGGGAACAGATTATGGTGATAGTCGTACACTACCATCAGGAGGAATAGCGAACACACTACCCGCAATAACTGGAGAAAGATTGCTTAGAGAAAATGTTGCTATTAATGAAGAAAGACGTAGAAGAAATCAAGAACTTTTAGGTGCAGCAAAAGCTAGACTACCAAAAATGAAAAAAGGTGGTATGATGGATATTCCAGTTAGAACAAACTCTGAAGGAGTTAGAGAATTAGATTACAGAAAGACTGGCGGTTTTGTGCCAATTGGTGTAAAAGAAAAGGCAGATGACGTTCCAGCAATGTTATCTAAAAATGAATTTGTATTTACGGCAGATGCTGTAAGAGGTGCTGGTAACGGTAGTATTAAAAAAGGTGCACAACGTATGTACGACACAATGAAAAAATTAGAGAGTAGAGTAGTATAATGGCAATAACAGAATCAAGAACATTACCACCAGAGTTTATAGAAGCAGCGCAACGAACGTTTTTAGCTGATCTTGGTAGACAAGCTGGTATACCAAGTATTACCACAGCAACAACACAAATG